AACTTGTCTCACATCAATAGCGTCATCTAAATCAATTCCTCCTGATGCTAACGCAACTTGTATGTTTTGTTCTAATTGAGCTTTAGCTTCTTCGTCTGGTTCTAATTCTAAGAATATTCCAAAATCTTGTAGATTTTTTTCTTGTAATTCTTCTAATGTACCTGTATTATAAGCTGATATTGAATCTATTAAAGCTGCTCTAGTTAAAGGATATTGAAGAACATCTGCTATTCTTAAAGAAACATTTTCACATATTCTTAATGTTAAGTATAAACTTGCTTTCATTAAGTGTCTTAAAGCCGTGTTTGAATTAGCAGCTGCTATTTTTTGTAAACCTACTAAAGCTTTTACATCAGGAGTACTAGCATCTGTAGCTTCATTTAATCCGGTCACATCTCTTATCATTTGTAAATAGTATTGATAAGTTTGAATTAAACTACCAATTTTTTGACCACCTGAAGATGTTTGAAGTTCTTGAATAGGTACTTTAGCTCTATTAATATCTCCTTCTTGAGTCATAGATCTACCAACTATACTACCAGTTTGGAAATACATGTTTAATGCTTCTGCTGGGTTATAATTTGTACCATTACCTAAATCAACCTCTGCTAAACCATCAACATCAACAAAAACACCATCTGGTACCATTCGAGATAAAACTTGTTGAAGCTTTAAATGGGTTAACTGTATCATATCAGCAAAACCAGTAATACGACTTACTGTAGACTCAATCATACCTTTGTATAATTTAGGAGCACATATACAATAATTCATATTTACTCTACTAATGTTTGAATTAGGTCTAGTCATGTTTTCTGACAATTTCCAGTCTAACATCATTTCATGACCTAATATTTTAGCCCCTGTGTATAATACCTCTATTGACCTTCCAACTCTTTCAAAATTTTGATTAGGTTCTGGATTAAAAGTATCTGGCTTTTCTAGTGCTTTTTGTAAACCTTGTTCTGTTTGTTTTATTTTAAAAACTTGATTAGTATAAGTTTTATATTCAAAATACAACACCTGAACTTGATTGTAAGAATCTTGCTGTGCATAAAAATTTCTAGTATAATTTGCATTACCAGGAAATTTTTGTATTTTTTCTAATTCTTGATCTGATAACCATGGAAATTGTTTTTTAACCTCAACTAAACTAAGTGATTTAACTTCTCCAACATAATATATATCTTCAAAATTTGGATCATCAGTATAAGAATAAACTAAATTAGCTGGATCTACATAGTCAATATCTATTCCATTTGATAAATTAAAACTTGTTTTAGTAGCACCTATACCTATAACTGTTAAGTCTTCAATTAATCTTCTTTTTACTAATTCGTATTTATTAGCTTGTAAAACATTGTCTATAGCTTCTTCTTCTGCTATTTCTATAGACTGTTTATAGCTTAACTGCATATGCAAATCTAAATCTTCTTGAGTTTCTGGAATATTATTAGGGTCAGCAGAGTTAAAGAAATCCATACCTGTAGCTTCTTTTGTAGCTTGTATCATTTCTTTAGCATACATATCTCTCATGATAGCGTCTGCATATTTTGTTCTTTGCTTTAATGATTCTGGATCTTGAGCAAAAGCTTTTATATCAAAAATTCTTTGAGACATTCCGTTTACTATTATATCTACAAATTTAGGTATAATAGGTACTGGTTTCCAGTCTAAGTTTAAATAAGATAAATCTCCATTAACTGCTAATTCATCTTTATATTTTTGTACAGGTTGTTCGCCTCTTGCGTAAAGTCTTAGTCTATGAAAGTTTAACCAACTATTTTGGTATCTGTTTCCCATACCACCTCTATCTCCAGAAAACCATTCGCCTTCAATAGCTCTACCGACAGCATAACCGTATTCCATCGTTTGCTTTTCCTCATCTGGTACCACCTGACTAGGAAATGAACCTGCGTAATTGTATGTTATCATTTATTTTATTATTTTTGAAATATGTCCTTTATTACTGTATTTTTTAAAACCTAAAGGTTTTGGAGTTAATTCTCTTTTAAATATAGGTTTATACATGTTTTTATTACAACCCATAATAGCTAAACCAGAACTAATAGAAGCATCATGCTTTGTTCTATTGTTTATATCAAATTTAGCCCAATCCTCTAATGTTTTTTGAAAATAAGTATCACCATATCTTCCACCTAAATTACCAATGTAAGTTTCTATATATGATTCTATAGCGGCAGCATGTGCCTGTTTAATATCTTCGCTAGAATTAGGTATACCACCTATTTCTCTTTCAGTTACAGAAAGTTTTATTAACAACTTATCAGGTCTATTCATAGAAAAACCTCTATAACCTCTTCTTTTAAAATGATACAAAAGTCTAGGTTTGTTATTTTCTGCAAGTATTGGCATACCATAAAACACACAAGCCATTAAAACATCTTCAAAAAATATTTCAGCAGTTTGAGGTCTTGATATATATTCTAAAAAAAACATATTTGGTGGTACGTTTTCCATAGAAAATTTTGTAAGTCCGTGTAATGCTCCATTTGATCCTCTTGAATCTACTGTTCCAGATATATCATAAGGATCACATCCAAAACAACCAGTATGTTCATTACCTGGGTATCTTATACCGTTTTTCATTACAACATTGTTTTGTAGATTTATAGGAGGAACCCATGATATATTAAATCTACCATTGTTGTTTGGCATAAATATAACCTTAGTATCTTTTACACCGTTTTCCCATTGAAAAGAACCTTTAGTTACCATTTTATAACTTTCACAATCTTCATTAAAATCTATTTGTTCATAAATTTTAACTAGATTAAATAGTGATGACTTTGATTCATCTCTAAAAGCATGCTGTGTAGTTCTTGGAAATTGTCTATAAAATTCGTTTAAAGCGTTTTGATCTTGCTTTAATCCTTCAACTTCATTTTGCCAGTACTCAATAACTCCAATTTCAATTTTGTCTCCTTTGGGCCCAAGTGTGGGGTTGCTAGGTGTGTCGAACACAGGTAATCCATAAGAATCAATGTATCCTTCGTAGTTCCATTCCATAGGAATGAACAAAGAATAGAGTCCCGAACGAGTCTGTCCGTTGGCGTTTCGTTGCGTAACATTTGAGTCATCGTATAATTTTTTAAAGTTTTCACCACCTTTATCTAAAGAGTTTGATGTTGAACCCATCATACACTTACCAATAATTCTACTACCTAATCTTAATGTGGTTTTAGTAACCCTCCAGTTGTTGAGGATGTTGTTTGGCTTTTCCCATTTACCTGATTCATCATGAACGAGAAGTTTGAGTTTCTCTCCATCGTAGGAGTTATCACCTGTGTTTTTCCAGTCGATTGTGGTGTCCAAACCTTGTAGCTCCTCGGCTGATTCGTTGGTTTCGAGCTTACGTCTGGTAAATTTACTTGCTGGTACACGGTAGGCAAGTTCGGTCTTTGGACGGTCCATTCCATCCTGGATAGGTTTAAAAAAGAAGGGATAATTAACCGATATTGGAACCACTTTGTCTGTGAACATTTTCTTTGCATCAGGACCGGACTTTGATAATACACCATACCTACTGTCTGAGGATATGGTTGCCAAGTTAACCACCTCTCCTGAGGCCATAAACGAAAACCCAGAACGTCTGTTTTTAAGGTAACACATCCCGTAGCATCGGGTATCTGCTTTGCAAGCTTCCCAGAAAATAAAGAATAATCTATTTGCTTCCCGAAAGTCTGGTGCCCCGACGTCAATTTTAGACCACTGCAAGTACATGTAATGAGTACCACTAATGTAAGTAGGAATGCCTTTGTTATAAAACCAAAAACCTTCCTCCCTACGGGTAAACTCATTATCGATGTAATCATACCATTTTTCTTTAAATTCTTGTGGATATTGTTTGAAATCTAAAACATTTTTAATTCTTTCTAAAGGTTTTGGATATTCAAACCTACCCCACTTATTATTTTTAAATTTATATATATTTTTTTGTTTTGGTAAAGCTATTTTAAGATTTTGTATTTCATATATCTCACCAATCATTCCCGTTTTACTTATAACGATAACGTCGTGCTCTTTATTATAGCCGTATTTCCACTTTTTTGCTTTATTAAGCCTTTTAATCGTATTGATTTTTATAGGCTCTATAACGCTATATAATGATTGCTTATACATTACTTTGATCTTCCTTCAGCAAACCCTTTAAAACTATTCTGTTTTTTTGTTTCTTTAGGCTTATCGTTTAACATATTTTCCTCTTCTTGTATTCGATTAAGTATTTCAAAAGCATCAAATATTGCCAGCTTTTTAGTTGCTGCTGCGTTTTTTAATCTATCAGCTGATATATCATCATCGCTATCAACTATAGGTTCTTTAGCAACTTTAATTAATTCATCAACT